TCTAACCGGAGCATAAGAAATGAAACTTATAACAGAAGTTTTAGATGATGTTAGATACATCACAGAACAGACAGAAGATAAAGGTAAGAAATACTTTATTGAAGGCACATTTCTTATGGCTGAAATTGCCAATAGAAACAAGAGAATGTATTCAAGAGATGTTCTAGCAAGAGAAGTAGATAGATACAAGAAAGATTATATTGATCAGAATCGCGCATTTGGAGAACTAGGGCATCCAGATAGCCCAACGATTCATCTTGATAGAGTTTCTCACATGATCACTTCTCTTGATGCGGACAAGAATAATTTCTATGGGCGTGCAAGAATTCTAGATACCCCTTTTGGAAATATCGTTAAGAATATCATTGATGCTGGTGGTAAATTGGGAGTTTCTTCTAGAGGAATGGGTTCATTGAAGCCAGGTCCTAACGGAGTCAATTTAGTACAAGACGATTTTACACTTGCGACTGCCGCAGATATTGTTGCAGATCCTTCAGCACCAGACGCATTTGTTCGAGGGCTTCGAGAAAATAAAGACTGGATGTTTATCGAAGGAAAATTTGTTGAACAAGATATAGATGATGCAAAGCAAAAAATCAATAAGGCAACAAGAAAGCAAATTGAGTCTGTTGCTGTTTCAATTTTTGAGAATTTTTTACGAAAATTGTAATTTTATAAATAAATAAACAAAGTTAGGAGAATTCAATGGATAACAATTTACTTGAAGCAGCCGCAGAAATTTTGAGCAAGAGCAAAGGCTCTGCTGTTCCTGCAATGCCCATGCCAAAATATAAAGACTCTTATCATGAGTATAAGAGAGGCGATATCAATACAGACGATGCTCAAGATTTGGGTGGTGATGTTCCATCAAAGCGCGAATTCAAAAATCCAGATTATACGCCAGGAATGAGCAAGACAACAACTCCAGGAACACAAGCAAAAGTTGGTGCTGCTCCTATGCCAAGTATCGATAAAGAATATGGTGAATATGATAATTCTGAAGATGATCCAATTGAAACAGATGAAATTCAGCACATTGGTGGTGGAAATGATTATACCAAAGGTATGAAGAGGTTGTCTACAGTCACAAATACAGCTCCTACTAAAGGAATGCCTATGCCTAAGTTAAAAACAGAATCAGTTGATAAAGAAAGAGGGGAAGCCCAAGGATTATATGATGATGAATATAGTAAACACCAAAAGAAGTTAGCTGCTGCTCGTGGTGGCGCTAGATCTCCCGATGAATCCGCAGATCATGAAAAATCTCATAAATATGCTCATGCCATAATGAAAGCAAAGCATCCAAATTACACCGCATCTAGAGGCGAGGGACATGTTGAGCGCAGTTATGGCGCTCCACCGATGAAAGAAGATATTGAAGCAATTTTTGCAGGCGAAACTCTTTCTGAAGAATTCAAAGAAAAGACAGCTACAATTTTCGAAGCTCGCGTTCACGACAGAGTTACACAGATTCAAGAAGAACTTGAAGCAAGCTATGCTCAAGCTCTAGAAGAGTCTATGAATGATCTAACACTTTCAGTCACAGAAAAAGTCAATGATTATCTAAACTATGTTGTTGAAGAGTGGATGAATGAAAATTCAATCGCTGTCGAAAAAGGCTTACGCACCGAACTAACAGAAGACTTTATGGTTGGTCTACGCAACCTATTTACCGAAAATTTCATTGATATTCCAGAAGAAAGAGTTGATATCGTTGAAGAGTTATCAGAAAAAGTTTCTGAATTAGAAGACCAACTCAACGAACAAATCGATTTTGGAATTCAATTGAGAAAAGAACTCAATGAGTCCAGAAAGAATGAAGTGATTCATGCCATAACTGAGGGATTAACTGATACTCAAGTTGAAAAGATTAAGACACTCGCAGAGAGCGTCGAATTCACTACAGAGGTGGAATATTCTGAAAAACTTGAAACTATCAGAGAAAATTATTTCCCATCAGGCGTAAAGAGAACAAATGAATTGTATCTTCATGAGACCGTTGATGACGAGCAATCTGATAGACCTAAGGTAACAGATCCTCGCATGGCAGCATATTTTAACACAATTTCTCGCACTTTACCAAGATAAATTAACTTAAGGAGTTAAGAAACATGTACTTATCAGAAGACATTCAAAATAAATGGGCTCCAATTTTGGAGCATCCCGATCTACCAAAGATCAGCGATCCATATCGTAGAGCCGTAACTGCTATGATTCTTGAGAATCAAGAAAAAGCATTTATGGAAGAAAATCGTCAGTTGAACGAAGTTAGTATTGGTAATTTTGGTGGTGCTGGTGCTGGTTACAGTGGCACCGCAACCGCGGGCGGTCCTGTTGCTGGTTTTGATCCAATTCTAATCAGTCTTGTTCGTCGTTCACTACCAAATCTGATTGCTTATGATATCTGCGGCGTTCAGCCAATGACTGGTCCAACTGGGCTTATCTTTGCAATGAGATCCACATATGGTGGTTCTGGTAACCTTGCTGCTTCTGGTATTACTGAATCATTCTTCAGCGAACCAAATACTGGCTTTGCTGGCGTTTCTGGCTCACAAGGAACTCTAAACGTCTCCAACTCTCTTGGAAGCACATTCTTTAATAACGCTGCTGCATGTACTGGAATGTCAACAGCAACCGCTGAAGCTCTTACAGGATCTGGTTTTGGTGAAATGGGTTTCTCCATTGAAAAAGTTACCGTTACTGCCAATACTCGCGCATTGAAGTCTGAATATACAATGGAACTAGCGCAGGATCTAAAAGCCGTTCATGGTTTAGATGCTGAAACAGAACTCAGCAACATTCTTGCTGCTGAAATTCTTGCTGAAATTAATCGTGAAATCGTCCGTACAGTTTATCGTGTTGCCAGAATTGGTTGCCAAACTGGCACAACAAACGCCGGAACATTCGATCTTGACGTTGACTCCAACGGTCGCTGGATGGTTGAAAAAGTTAAGGGGCTTGCATTCCAATTTGAGCGTGAAGCAAACTTAATTGCAAGAACGACTCGTAGAGGAAAAGGCAACATCATGATTACTTCATCCGACGTTGCTTCCGCTCTTGCAATGGCTGGTATTCTTGATTATCAATCTGCACTTAAAGATGCAGTCAATCTACAGGTTGATGATACAGGAAACACCTTTGCTGGAACTCTCTTTGGTCGCATCAAAGTTTACATTGACCCATATGCACCAAACGCAGCAACAAGAGAATTTGCTGTTCTAGGTTATAAGGGAACCAATGCATACGATGCAGGTATCTTCTACTGCCCATATGTTCCACTCCAGATGGTTCGTGCAGTTGATACTGGTACTTTCCAACCAAAGATTGCATTCAAGACACGTTATGGTATCGTTGCCAACCCATTCGCTGGTGGTGATACCACACGCGATTTGGGTGTAATTTCTGCACAAAGTAACAACTACTATCGTGGTTTCCAAATCGCAAACCTCATGTAATTGTCGTTAAGAAAAATAAGATATTATTTTTGAAGGGGGCGCAACGCCCCCTTTTTTTATGACATAAATAGTAGTATGAGCGCATTAACAAGAAATCCATCGAATACTAATCCACTGATACCTAATAAGTATCAGATCACCTTTTCTAGATTACCAAACATGACATATTTCTGTCAGAATGTTAATCTTCCTGGATTATCGATTGGAGAAATACCAAGAAACACTCCATTCATTGATCTATATTCTCCTGGCGAAAAGTTGATATATGACTCATTGAATTTTTCATTCATCGTCGATGAAGATCTAAAATCATGGCTTGAAGTTCATGATTGGATGAGAGCATTAACTTTTCCAGAAGACTTTAAAGAATATAGAGAATTGTCAAGACAAAATCGATTTTCTAAAAAACCATTTCCTCAATTTGCTGATGCTTCTCTGACAATTCTAACATCAAAGTTCAACACGAATTATAAAGTCAAATTTTTAGATTGCTTTCCAGTATCGCTTTCTTCCATAATGTTCAACTCTTCTGATTCCGCAGAATCAATAATCACCGCAGATGCAACATTCAGATTTTCCTTATTTGAGATTGAAAAGTTATAGAGTTTTTTGTATACTTATATTATTTTATTTTTGAGGTTACATTGTGGATATTGAAGAACTCATGAAAATGTGGAAATCTGATTCGGTTATGGATTTAAGTCTTACCGAAATCAAAGAAGAATTCGCTAAAATTCCTAAGCTGCACAGCAAGTATCTAGATATTCTTATTCGCTCAAGACTTCTAATGAAAAGAAGTCAAGACAAATATCACAAGATGAAAAAAATTAAGTGGGAATATTACACAGGTAAACTAGACGAAGATTCGCTCAAAGAATATGGATGGGAACCATTTGCAATGAAATTGAAATCTGATATCAGCATTTATCTCGATGCAGACGATGATTTACTCAAATTCAAAGCGACTATATACATGTACGAACAAATGATAGATTTTTGCGATAAGGTTCTTGGTGAATTAAAAGCCAGAACTTTTCAGTTAAAGGATGTCATATCATGGGAGCGTTTAGTGCAAGGTGCAAATTGATTTAATTGTCAAAAAGCAATGCGAATCTTATATCAGCATTGTATGCGAAAAACATATAGCAAAGGAACTATCTGAATACTTTTCATTTTTCGTTCCAGGCTATCAATTCACTCCACAATTCAAAGCTAGAATATGGAATGGAAAGATATATCTTTTTGACTTTAAAACTCATCGTTTGTATCGCGGGCTTCTTAGCTATCTTAAAGCATTTTGCGAAAGACAGAAATACGTTTGCTTCATAGAAGATGATCTAGAATCTGTCGATGAAGTATCAAAAGAAAGTTTTCTGTCTTTTGTAGACACTCTCAAATTACCTTTTGCGCCAAGAGACTATCAGATAGATGCTGCGCTACATTCGATTAGAAATCGAAGAGCAGTTTTACTCTCACCCACAGCATCAGGTAAATCGCTAATTCTATATCTAATAGTTCGATATCTTTTAGCTCATAAATGCGAGAAAGGCTTATTGATAGTTCCCACAATCAGTCTAGTTGAACAGATGTTTTCTGATTTTGGTGAATATGCAAAAAATGATGAAATAGAAATGAACGATCTGATTCATAAAATCTATCAGGGTAAAGAGAAAGAAACGAGTAAACAACTGACAATCTCGACATGGCAAAGTATACATACTCTACCAAAAGAATGGTTTGTCAATTTTGATTTTGTATTGGGTGACGAAGCTCATTCATTCAAAGCTAAATCACTTTCAACAATAATGACAAATTTACTGAACAGTAAATATAGAATTGGATGTACGGGAACCTTGGATGGAACAAAGACCCACAAATTGATGCTTGAAGGTTTATTTGGTCCAGTCTTTCACACAGTTACCACAAAACAACTTATCGACAAAAAGCAACTTTCAGCATTCAAAATAAAATGCCTCATACTCAAACACCCGCCTGATGTTTGCAAACGTCTGAGAGATGGAAACTATCAAAGTGAGATTGAGTATATCGTTTCATGTAATCCAAGAAATCAATTCATCAAAAATCTGACTCTTGGATTAAAAGGCAATTCTCTCGTACTTTTTCAGCTAGTAGAAAAGCATGGTAAAGAACTATACAAAATGATTGTCGATAGTTCAAGAGATAGAAAGGTATTTTTCGTATCTGGTTCAACGGATGTTACTGTAAGAGAAGATATAAGAAAAATCACAGAAAAAGAAAATGATGCAATCATAGTTGCATCCTTTGGCACATTTTCTACAGGCATAAATATTCGTAATCTTCACAATATCGTATTTGCATCTCCCTCAAAATCTCGCATTAGAAATTTACAGTCTATAGGTAGAGGTCTTCGATTGGGTGAAAATAAAGAAGTCGCTACGCTTTATGATATAGCAGATGATTTCAGAATTGGAAAACACATCAACTATACCTTGCAACATTTTTCCGAGAGAGTAAAATTATATAATGAAGAGAAGTTTGAGTTTAAATTCTACAACATCGAGATGAAAAAATGAGCATTATTTTATTCAGAATGAATACTGGCGAACTTGTTATAGCACAAAGCGTAAAAAATAAACAGTCGTATTCACTAACAAATCCTATGGAAGTGATTCTAAAAAGACTTCCTGATTTAACAACATCAATGATATTAAGCCCTTGGTTACCAGTAGAGCTGGTAAAAGAAGAAGTCGTTGAAGTGTTAAACACTAACATTCAATACACTCTTGTTCCTGAAGAAAAACTTGTTAAATGCTTTGTTAAAGTGTATGGTCTTTATCAAAGTGTTATTTCTGAAGTCAAGTCTAGATTTGAAGAAAAGTTAGATTCTTTGTTAGAAGAGGATAGCGATTTGGATACGATGGTATCTGATCTCTTGTCTGATGCTGAAGGTGATTCCTATATGTCAGAAGAAGAATTTAATTACATAGATATTATGAATAAAAAGATTCATTGAAGCAGCTACACAGCTAGTGTACTAGCGATGCAACCCCTTGTCAAACTAAATTATGAAGAGTTCCAAATATGCGTGATCATTACATCAACAATCCAGATTTCCTAAAAGCCCTGATAGAACACAAAAGATTGAGAGATCTCGCAGAAGAAACTGGAACTAAAGAACCTCGAATACCAAATTATATAGGCGAGTGTTTCATAAAAATAGCAGATAGATTAGCTAGAAAACCAAATTTTGCTTCATACACATTCAAAGACGAAATGATTTCTGATGCAATCGAAAATTGCATGATGTACTACAGAAATTTCAATCCAGAAAAATCAAAAAATCCCTTTGCATACTTCACTCAAATCATCTATTACGCTTTCCTTAGACGAATCATAAAAGAGAAAAAGGAATTGTATGTAAAGTACAAAGCTACTGAACAATTTGGTATATTTGAACACGATCTATTGTCAGAAGAAGGAGATGAGCATAAACTAGCTCAGTTCAGTACATATGAAAACATTTCCGAATATATCGAGAAGTTTGAACAGGGTCTTAAAAAGAAGAAAGAAAAGAAACCAAAAGGTGTAGAAAAATTCTTGCAAGTCGAAGAAACTGTAGAACAAGATTCTGAAAATGTAGTGGACGAAATTCTCAACGAATTAATTGAAGACGATAAGGATATTCTTGAATGAAGATAGCTATTCTTGGAGATACTCATTTTGGAATGAGAGGAGATTCATTATGGTTTCACTCATACTATCAAAATTTCTATGAAAAAGTTTTTTTCCCATATTTGGTTGACAATGAAATAACTGATGTTTATCAACTAGGAGATCTCTTCGATAGAAGAAAGTATATCAATTTCAATTCTTTATACTTAGCTCGCAAATATTTTTTTGATAGACTTCGAGATCTTGATATCAATTTTCATACACTATTAGGAAATCATGACGTTTCCTATAAAAACACATTGGAAGTAAATTCTTCTCAATTACTGCTGAGAGAATACAAAAACATTACGATTCACGATAAACCAATAACTTGTGATGTAGATGGAACTCAAATTGATATTATTCCTTGGATTTGTGCCGACAATGAAAATCAAATTCTAGAGTTCATAAAAGGATCTTCTTCAGATATTGCATTTGGACATTTTGAAATTGCTGGATTCAAAATGGATAAAAATACTATATGCTTTGATGGCATCGACAGAGATCTATTAAACAAATATGATATAGTTTTGAGTGGACATTTTCATCATAAATCGAGCGATGGTCAAATAACCTATGTAGGAACTCCAGGAGAAATTACTTGGGCCGACTATAATGATCCTAGAGGTTTTCATGTATTCGACACTTCTTCTAGGGAATTATCTTTCATAAAAAATCCATACTCAATCTTTTTCAAAATTGAATATGATGATAATGTTCAAACATTTGATTATTGGAATGATTTTGATTTGTCAAAATACAAAAACGTCTATGTGAAATTGAACGTAAAAATTAAACAGAATCCATATACGGTCCGAAAGGGAGAGTGTGTGTGAATGCGTGTGTGAATGCGTGTGTAAATG